TTGTGGTCAGACCATCTCTGAAGCATGAGATTGTTCCACGCATATCCTTTGCTGTTACGATCTTCGAACGCTTCAGTAAGACCCACTTTTTTGCTTGTGCCTTTAGTACGTACACCCGGATACGCTGAGAAGACATTATCACTGGTATCACCACGCATGCATTTTTCGAACAACAACCATTCTGGGTTAGGCGCCGGCTTGGGCTCTTGTGTTTTCTTGTCAATGACTGGTTTTCCTTTGTCATCAAAGATTCCTTTGTGTGTGATAGTGGTTTCCATCACACCGTTGTACTGTGTGACATTAGGTGCAATTAATTGCACAAAGTCTGTGTCTGTGCTGATAATCACGTGTTTGTCATTTGGATGACTTTGAATCCACCCAGCAATAAGATCGTCTGCTTCAAGGCGAGGATTTTGCAGTACTGTGCAGTTGGTCTTGTCTGTGATAAAATCTTTGAATGTGTCAAATGCTTCCCAGAAGATCTTTTCTTCATCTGCTTCTTTTTCTGTGTGTGCAGCACGTTGAGCAGCACGTTGCGCCTTGTAAGGAGTATAGTAATCTTTACGCCAGCTACGTCCCTCTAAACAGAATATAACATGACTGCCTTCGAACTGCTGCCATGCTTTGCGAATGCTGTTTAGAGTGATATGAAAAGCCATGCCCAGTTTGATATCAGCGTCACCGTTGATAACGTGACGAGCACGAAAGAATGTGTTTGCTGTATCAACTAAGATATATGTCATAGATTGTCTTTCTTCACTGTTTTAATATCAATAACGCCTGTGTTAACAGGACCGCCAAAATCACCATCGACTACTACATTGGCACACAGTTCACGGAACCAACGATCTATGATTTCTTCGTCCTTGTCTCCGTCCTCACCGTATCCCTCTTGCTTTAATTTTAACACAAAAAGGTCGTTCCAGTCAAGCTCAAAAAAGCCATTACGCACATTATCTTTATTGACATGCGTTTCGATTACACCTACCCAAGGTTCTTTTTTGCGTGTTGCACGTTCTTTTGGTGATAGTTTGGCCTGTGCCTCTGCTTCTACAGCACGTTCAGCAGCTTCAGTGGCTGCTTTGGCTGTGTTAGCTGCTTCTGCTGCGATGACTGCAGATCGTTCTGCTTCTGCTCTGATCTTGTCAATACCAAATAATTTTTCAATCCATTTATTCATTAAGTTCCCCATTCATTTTTAAACAGAGGTACCTGTAATCTATCACTGTACCTGAGTCCGTGTTTCATTGCTAATTCTGCTACACGGCGATTATTTAGCGTGTACACTGACTCAACACCGCCCACGGGCATGAGATAACAATGTCCAGTGAATCCTTCTGCACGATATATGTCCAAGGTTTCTAATGCTTCTTCAGCATCTTCTTCTGTAGCTATTACAAATTTGAGATAGGTAGTACCGACTTCTTGGTACTCACATACCACGTTAGGCAGTATGGCTTCTGACCTTTCTTCTCCTGAACAGCTGAGTTTAGCACTTACTGAGAATGTAATTTCTCTGCTAATGAAGGGAGGATTCTGTGCCCACTCTAACAGATATTTTTTAAACTCAGGAGTGAGCCGTTGAGTGCCATTTGTTTCAAATGTAATCTCTTTCAAGCCCGACATTTTAGGATGATTCAACAAGTCCGGATAAGCACGTTGCCATCCTAGCAAAGGCTCTCCGCCTGTAATTACCAGATGTTCGTCTTCCCAACGCTTGTAAGGTAAGATTTCCATAATACGATCTGCAATGGCATTGGACTCTAGCATTGGACTAAGATCTTTAAACTCTGGCATCCACGATGCATACGAGTCGCACCCTGTACTAACAAGTGGTAGTTCATCGTAGCTCATAAAAGATTCTATCATAGTGTGCGTAGCAGCAATGTCTGTTGCTTCATGGCTAACTTCGCCACGTGGCATACCAAAGCCAGCACATTTAAAGTTACAACCAAATGTACGTAAGAACACACTAGGAACGCCCATATAGCGTCCTTCACCTTGAATGCTGTAAAACAGCTCTGCGATTTTAATTTTACTCATATTTTATTATACACTCTTTTCAATAGGAAATGCTTTGATAATTCTGTCCATTGACACTTCTGGATCCCATTCTTTGCAATACTTTTTACGATTAGCACGACCTTCTTTGGTAT